CGCTTTGAAATAGCTTCCTGTCACCGCTGCGTCGCCGCTCATGCGCGCCGCCGTGGCCCTGTCCTGATACCCGCGCGCGCGATTCTCGCCGGTGTATTCGTCCGTCAAAGCCTGATATTCCGAACGCCCAGCCAGGTTCTCGCCGAGCTTCTGGACCGTGGGATCGTCAGCGCCGCCGCCCGATGCAGCCGCGCGCGCCTGCAACGTCGACAGAGCCTCCATGCCCTTGCGACGGCTTTCCATTGACTGACGCTGGCTTGCCGCACGACTTTCTTGCGCCTGCTGCTCGTTCTGCGCCGCCTGAAAGTCAGCGGCGTCCTTTTGTTGCTGCCCGGTGACGATAGCGCCAACGGTTGAAACAATCGTCCCGGCCGCGCTCAACGCTTGGAACAGGACAGGAAGGGATGCTAGTGCTGCCATATGTAAACCACTTCCCCCTCGACTTCGACGGGTTCAAAACCAAGCCGGAGCAACCATCGCTCCGCTGCCTCAATCGACAGATCGGCCAGCGCGACAATCTTCCGAACGCCGCGCGCTTTAGTTTCCGCGATGATCCGCTTCGCCGTCCGATGCAGCGTCACCGCATATCGCTCCGCGCCCGGCGCGAGATGCAGGAACGCCAGGGCCGTTCCATCCGGCAGTTTCGCAATGCCGCCGATGCCGACGATTTCTCCGTCAACCAATCCCGTCTCGCCCTTGAACGTGTAGGGCGGCGATTTGCCGAGGAAGGTTTCCACGTCCTGCGGCGTCGTCGGCCTGACTTTAACCCTACTCATTCGTTTGCACAGCGATGGCGCAGGCCAGCACGGTGCAGGGGCGTGGCGCTTGCGATTTCAGACAGAGGCGCGCGTCAGTGTCCCATTCGCCGGGAACCGCCATCATCGGCGCATCGAATTCCTCCCAGATGGCGGCGGTGTCCGTTTCGTCGCCCTGTTCGATCAGCGGAAGATCGTCCATGACGTCGAACGACTGGCCGTATTGAATGCCGGCCATGTGCGTGTCGTGCATGACGAGGCCGAGCGCGTCGATCTTCTTCTTCTTCGTCAGCGCCGTTCCGCCGGCCGCCGCATAAGCCAGCTTCGCCGACTTGAATTCCGCGTCGTACGAAAGCCCAATACAGGCGTCCGTCACTTCGTCCGACAGGCCGGAGATTGCCCCGCTGCCCACCGTGAACGTTCCGAAGTCCTTGCCGACTTCCTGCGTCGAACCGTCCGGCAATGTCACCGTGAAGGGGTTAATCGTGTTCCAGCCCCACACGACAACTTCCGCGCCTTCAAGATGATCGAGGCCAGTGATTGAAGTCGTCAGCGCGCCGGAATAGATATAGTGGCTGTCCGCAAGCCTCGCCTCCGGCATTCCGTCGCATTGATCCGTGCGCGCCAGCTTCTCGATATAGCGCACCGTCGAGCCGTTGATCGTCCGGTTGACGACGTAATAAACCGTGTCCTCCGGCGCTCCGGGGAAAACGCAAACATCTTCAATCACGCCGTCCGTCTCGACTTCCCACCACGCCGTAACCTGATCTTCCGTGTCATAGACGAGCAGGAAGGCGTTGCCATCCGTGGCGAAGTGAATCACCGTCTGCGGCTGGCGCTGGACGCCAACGGCCACCACGTCGGACGTGAACAAGTCCGGGCAAAGCCGCGTCAAGTCCTTGGAGCCATAGTCCTGAATCTGGACATCGTAGGCGAGCGCATACACGCTCCGGCCCGACTGCTGGACGAAAATCCCCGTCGTATCGAGTTTGATCGCTGGCAGATTGGCCGAACCCTGCGTCGAACAATCCTTCATGTTGAAGTTCGTCGGCGTCAGAGGTTCATCGAACGATGACGAGCGAACCGAGATTTCCGAACCCTGGCGTCCAACGATGAGGCGAGAGAGAGGCAGGAACCAGTTCACGGAGTAAACCGGCCCGTAGCCGATGGTTCTATCTATGGGCGCGGCGTCGCCCGTCGCTTCATAGTCGAATCCGGTATAGTCGTCCGATTCCGAACCCCAGACATGATCGCCGGCCGCCCACCACAAGCGTCCCTCATGCAAGGTGACGGCGGAGGGATAGCCGCGATAGTCGGACCATGCTCCTTCAAGCCAGTTGTCCGTTGCAACCGTGCCAGAGAATTCGTCCAGCACTTCGGCGTCAACGACAGTCCGGCTTGTATAGCCGACGACGCGGGCGATGCCGGAACCGCCGCCGCCGGGATAGCGCAACGTGATGTCAACCGTGCCAGACGTATAGTCGCCCGTCTTGACGCCAAGGCGATACCAGCAAATCGAATTGTCGAACAAGTCATTCGCCGCAACCGTCGTCGGCGCGGAATAGGATGTAACGTCGGCAAAGCCGGTGGATTCGCTTGTGAAGGAGCGTTGCAGCGTCACTGTGGCGACGAACGTTCCGGCGATGTCGATCGTGTATGCGCGGGACGATCCAACGCCCGTCACCCGGATTGCGGAGGAAAAGACGTTCTGCGAGCTGAAGGACGCCGTGACAGTCTGGCCGTCCTGAAAGAGCCGGAACAGCGCGCCGACATGGGTGGAGCGAAACAAGTCCCGACTGGCCGTCAGGGTGATGTTGCCAACAGTCGCCGAAGGAGTGATTTCAATGGAGTCGTCCGTCGTCGTCAGGAACGGGCCGGCGTCCGACTTGTAGAGAACAATGGACCAGCTATGCGCCGCCCTGCGTTCGATCCTTCGCTGCTGAATGCCCTTGCACGCGACGAACACCACGTCAGCCGATTGGAAATAGCGGATGCTTGAGAGATTTGCATCAGCCCAGGGCGTCGCGAGTTCGAGGACGCCGGCCGCTCCAATCGTGATGGAATCGACGATCTTGTTCGGGATTTCGCGGTTCTCAAACTGGACGTAGAAGTCGCCGGTTGGCGTCAGTTCGAGCGCGTGCGTCCCGGTGTCGAGAAACGTTGACGTGATATAGTCGTCGGCCCCGCTTGTCGAACCAGCGCGGAACAGGAGCGGGCCGCGATCCACCGTGATGCGGAGGGAATGGGCGACGTTCTGATCCGAAGCGCCAACCGTGACGCTGCGCGTGCAGGAGGCCGAACCACCGATGGCGACGCCCGCGAGATTGAGTTTGCCGGCGGCGATGGAGGATGAACCCCCGGCCGAGTTCGCCAGCGTCCAGCCCGTGCCCGACGAGAAGTCGCCGTTCGTGACAGTCGTCGAGACGCTGGCATAGGTGACAAGTTCGTCGTCGATCATGACGCGCATGATGCTGTCGGTGAGTTGAAGCATCGCCATGTCGGCATTGCCGAACACGAACGCGATGGGCTTCATCACCGCATTGCTGCGCGTCGCCATGACGTATTCGGTGCCGGGCCGGATCATCATCGGCCCCAGCACCGTGGGCATGTAGTTCTTTTGCGTCTCGGCGGACAGGCGAAGCCGTTCAATGTCGACGCGGCCAAGCGCCTTCCTGCTCACAATCCCTCTGTTGAATGCGTAGAGCGCGACGCGCGTCTTAGGCAATTTGGCCGTTCCAGCGGGAGCGGTTGGACCAGCCGCGGCTACGGGACGCCGCCCATGTGCCGACAGGCGGGAACACAGGTGCGCCGTTCATAGCGTCATTGGCGCGGGCGACGCCAAGGGCCTTCTTCTCGCGCGGCTCTAGCTTATCGAGCGCCGTGTCGGACGGCAAGACGAAGGGCGACATATTCCGCGAACGATGCCGGCCAGCGGGACAAGTCATAGCCCCAACTCGGATCGTTGGACACATAGCGGAAATAGAGCGGATCGGAATCCGCATACCAATATGCGCCTTCGTCATTGAACCGGAGCAACTGCGGCTCAAAGTTCTCGCTCTCGGACACTTGATAGGTGCGAACCCAATCGTCGGGCTTCACAAAGGCGTTCTGATAGCCGAAGGCCGGATCAATGCTTGACGAAGCCTCAATAGAGACAGTCCGCAGGGCGTGCTTCCAGAAGCCCTGTTCGATGCAGTAGCCAATGACGACATCATAGGCGTCATCGAGCGCGCGGCGCGGTTCCCTGTTCTCGGACAGGCTGGACAGCTTGCGCTCCTCCAAATGGAGAAGCGCGTTGTTGTAGATGCCCAGCTTGCTTGTCGACATGCGTCAGGCCGCCAGAGAACGGGCGTTCGTGGCAAGCCACGCCGTCGCCTGTTCCTTCGTGTCAAAGCCCTTCTCAACAATCGTCTTGTCGCGAATGCGAATGACGCCAAACTTGTGATGGGGGCCGCGCCAGTCAACCGTATAGTCCGTCAGGACGCTTTCCGTCACAACCGGATCAAGATCGACTTTCCGCAGGACGCCAATCTGTGCGCCTTGACGGTTTGTCGCGCGAACGATGAGTTCGGCGAAATACGTTCCGTCCTCCGGCATGACTTCAAGCCTGTCTCCGATGCGGAGTTTGCCGGCGACATGCGTCCAGAAAGACGCCTCTTTCACTTCGTCAAAGGCTGTCCCGTCCTCTGGAACAACCTGATAGACGGTTCGATTGTATTCGGCAGCCTTCATCCGAGTGGGATGCAGTCTGCGAATCTTGACGACATTTTCAGACATGGACGCTCCATGAGAAAACGGGCGAGCCGAAGCCCGCCCGTCTGTTGAACCGACTGGAATTAGTCGGAGTTCGTGGTGGAGCCGAGCGTCGCGCCGTCGCTGAGGTCCGCGCCCGTCGAGGAGACGGTGATGACCGCGTGCGCACGGAACACAACGTTCGTGCTTTCATAGACGAGAACCATATCGCCAACGCGCATACCGAGGTCTTTTGCGTTGGTGAAATAGCCGGCCGCATCAACAGCGGTGCCAAGTTCCGTCGAACGATACTGCCAGATGTTGCCGGCCCCGGTGAGGGGAGCAACAGAGGTGAGCATCGGAGGCGAGCTAGAAGCGTAAGCCATTTGCCATGCCTCCTTACGTCAGAGCGAACGCCGAGCCGTCGTGCTTCATCTGCACGATGCCGGTGTTCTGGAGGAGCTTCGAACCCATGAAGGCGGAGGCGCGCGCCCAGGAATAATCCTGTTCGTCGTCGTAGCCGACCGGGGTTTTCAGCGATGCGGTTTCGAGCGCGTGACCGATGCTATTGCGGTGAAACAGATAGCAAAGTTCGGACGACGTGCCGACGCCGGAGACGTTCGGATGGATGATCCAGTTGACGCCAAACCAACGGTAATACCGTTTGATCGCGCCTGAATACGTCTTCACGTCAACGTATTCGCCAGACGACCATTCCTTCGTCTGCATGATATAGGCGAAGAAGCCCGGCGAAATGACGCCGAACATGTTCTCCATATCGGTGATCGGCACTTCGGCGTTGCCGAGCGCACCCAACGACTTCGCCACCATTGCGACAGAAGCCTGCGCCGTGGTGCCAGTGTCGATGGTTGCCGTGTCAAGCTGGGCGAGAATGTCCGCATCAATCTTTCGATTGAGAACGGCCATCGTCGTTTCCTGCATGATCCGGCGCTGATCGCCCTGCGACGCAAAGACATTGAACCCCGTCTTTCGGACGAGATCATGCCATTCCGCCAGCGTGGCGCTCGTCTGCGTCAGATCGTCGGCGCGAGCGGGGATGAGGCCGTTCGTTCCGCGCGTCACAGCGGTTGCGTTGCCAGAACCCGCGACGAGGAACGTCGCGGTATTGCCCTTGGTGACAGTCTCCGTCACCACGGCTGCACGGAGATACGACTGACGTTCCTCGAACGCAGCAATAAACTCCTGTCGATATTGAGTCTGAAAGGCCGTATCGGCCATGACAGTCACTCCAATTTTGAGTGGCTGCCTCGCCTCCGGTTGTCCTCACACCCGCGCGTCAGGTTGTCCGCTGGCCGAACCAACGGGGCTTATTCACGCTATGAGGGGCTTTGGTTTAGCGGGTGGGTGCGTTCCGTTCGGGGCCGTCGCCGGGTTGTCCGAAAGCGAACGCGGGTATGAAACGAAACGGCCTAAGCCGCTTTCGCCTTCATCTTTTCTTCCGCAGTCACGAGATCGCGGAATTCCTGTTGAAGATGGCTGGACCGTGGGCCGCGCCAATAGTCGGACGTCCTGTCGCCCATCATCTTCTGAATTTCTGCCATGCGATCGGCGATGCCGCGCATCGGGTTGCCGCTCGCTGGGACCAGCGTTGCCGCCGGATTGATTTCGCGGGCGAGGCCAGCGAGGAATTTCAGCGCCTCGGGATCGTCGCCGATCTTCTTTCCGTCCGCCATGCGCCCGCCGAACAGGCGATCGGTGAAGCCCTGCGGTGCGCCCGACAGGAGGTTCTTGACGGAGTTGATGTTGGCGCGAAAGTCGTTGCCCCATTCCTGACGGAGGGCGTCGCCGGCCTGCTGCTGGAACGTCGAGTCGCTTTCTTCCTGTCGCGCGCGGATCGTCTCCTGCTGATCGACATACCAGGCGACGGCTTCGTTGAGTTGCTTCGGCGACCAGTTGGCCTTGTGGGCGTGAGCGGTGAACGTGTCGAGAAGGGGCTTGTCAGCGTCGCCGAACACGAAGCCCTTGGGCGGCTCGATCTTGTATTCTTCCGGCTTCTCGGGGACGCCATTGTCCTTGCGCCAGTCAGCCAGTTCCTTGTCAGTCGGATTGTCCGGCAGCGCTTTCTTCACTTCGCCGGAGGAGATTTTCGCGCGCGCCGCTTCGAGCGCCTTATACATATCGGCGGGCGAGGCGAAGCGATCCAGCGTCTTGAGGGCCGCCTTGTTGTCGCCGGCAACCTTTGCTCGCCAATCGGCGGGCCAGTCCGCGGGGATAGCGACAGGCTTGTCCGCAGCGTCGTCCGTCGTCGCCGCGTCAATCAGCGTGCCACTGGCTGCGGCAGGCGCGCTCGCCGCCGGCTCCGTCCCGGATGGAGCGGCAGGAGGGGCCGGCGGCTGCACGACGGCAGCGGGCGCGGGAGGCGCGCTTGCTGCCGTGTTCGGTTCAATGGTGGCTTGCTCCGTCATGTAGTCTTTTTCTCCGGCGTCGCGTTCAACATCATCAGGAGGGCAAGGCCGACGCTGCGCCGCCCTTCGGCAAAGTCAGTGGCGCGCTGATCGTCACGGAACGAAAGCGCGTAGGTGTCGCAGAGCTTGTTGATGATCCACTCGAAGGCTTCTTTTTGCTGGCCTTCGAGCGCCCTTCCAGCATGGACGGCTTTGATCGCCGCGAGAATGTGATCGTCGAATTCGGCCGCGACGTTCGGCGGCCGTTGCGGGAATAGCTTCCCTTTGCGAGTAGCCATGCGTTAGGCCGCAGGCGGAACGGGCAGAGGCATCCAATGCGTCGGCTTACAAGAGTCGTGCGAGTGGACGTAGAACGCCTGCCACTCTTCTCTCACATCACTATAGCAAGCCACCCACATGATGCCGCCATTAAGTAAGGCGTCCGCCCACCAATAGCCGTTGTGACTGCCTTCCGGCGCGTAAACGAGAACGGGCGTCCCGTCAGTAGGCGCGCTTTCGATGCTTCTCCATTCCATCTAGGTTCTCCATCCTAAATCATCCCCGCCGCATGAAGGGATTTCACATGATCGTCGACAGGCGCATTGAACCGCCAGACGACATTGTTGAATTGGAATTGGCCGCCTGCGTCATCAAGCGATATGCGGGCGTCAAACCTGTCCATCGCGAACAGCGCCCAATCCGCCCATTCGCCATAGTCCACGAAGTCGATTCGCCGCTTGCCCTCGCACATGCGGAACATCTCGACGGCGGTTATCAAGCCATGCCCGCCATCTGTAGAGACTGCGCGGCCTCGCCAACCTGGCCTGCCACCTGTGCGCCGCCAGAGACGGCCTGCGCCGCTGCCTGCACCTGAGCCATCTGCGCATCCTGCTCGCGCGCGGCGTCGACTTCCTTCTCGTCCACCATCCAATCGGACGGAGAGCCGACGCCGGTGAGCGCATCGCGGAACGCGGTGTTGATGTTGATGTTGTGGCGCACGCCGGGATCGAACTCCACCGCAACCTTGAGAAGGTTCGCCGACTCCATGAACGCCTGCGCCTTGGAGCGATCCGTCGCCGATTGCAGCGGGCTTTCAAAGGTGAAGCGCAAATCCTGTCCGCGCAGCAATTCGGGGATGTCGGACGCCGGGCCAAAGCCGCCCATGCGCATCACAAGGCCGAACGTCTCCTCGCACAGCGCGCCATTGTATTCGACTTCCAACGGTTCAAAGAGAGGCAGCGCGCGGCGCACATACTCCTCAACCCGTTTCTGCGTCTCGTAGGCCGTCATGTCCTTCCCCATTTCGGGGAGGTTTAGCTGATTGAGATAGAACGCCTCATGGATTTGCTTCTCGATGCGCTCCTCGCGATCGACGCCCCAATTCAGCGCCTTCGCGTCGGGCTGTAGCAGGCGAAGGGCGGCGCCGTTCCGCTCGTCATACTCCGCGTCAACAAACGTCGTGCCGCCGGCATAGACGTTCATGCTGCCCTGAATGGCGTCGCCAACCGCCACCATCGGCGGATCGACGGCCTTCTGTCCGCTTTCCAGAAGCGTCAGGGTGATTTGCTGCAATAGTCGGGCGTCAGGAAGCGCAACGACAGTTGCAGGCGAATAGGCGTATTGCGAACCGGAAACCGTCTGCCAGCGCGGAATGACATAGCCGAGCGTCGCAGCCGGCCGCTCTTCAAGGACTTCCTCATTCTCGCAGTCGATATAGATGGAGACGTAGGGCAGTTGCTTGCGGCCCTTCTCCTTCATCTCGTAGTCCTTGGCCGGCATGACGATGTGCCGGCACTTGAATTCGCGATATGGTTCTTTCTCCAAACAGTCGCGAATGTTCTTATGCGCCGTCTTGGGGAACAGCTTCACCAGCGAGCGGGCGTCGAGGCTCCAATTCCGGTGAACCGTGTCCAGCGCCAGCGAGGCATCCTCGCACCATGCGACATCGCGAATGTGCCAGTTGCGATAGAGAAGCCCGTCCTGGTATTCGTTCGGCGTCACCTGGATGACGGTTTGGCCGAAGGCGGCGAAGTCGTTGTCGCCCTGTTTCGTCGCCCGGACGAACTGCGCCTTCTGATCATACATGATGATCCGCATGCGCTCCGTGGCCCAATCGAGCCATTTGAGCGCCGTCGAATCTTCATTGATGCGATCGTTCATGGTTCGCGCGTGAAACCAAGGCGCACCGCGCGGGCGCAGCATGGCGGCGAAGTTGTTGGCGAGATCGCGGCGGGCCAGCACCGGAACGCCCGTCATCAGGTGCGCGGCGAACTCGTCGCCAAGCGTGAATGTCGTCGTGAAGTCCGCGCGCTCAGGGTAGAACTGTTCGGCCGTCGTCTGCCAAAGCGACATCAGGGAGAAGCGCTTTGAGAACAGCCGATCGCCGATTTCCTTAACCGTGCGGGCGCGCGTGTCCATTACTGCGCGCCGCTCCCGAGCGTCTTACCGGCGTAGCTGTCCCCACCGCCGCTCGTCTGATCGCTCGTCATGATGGTTGACGAACGCCCGGCGCGGGACATGATTTTCTCACGCTCGCGACGACGGGCTTCCAGCACGGCCGGCGACTGATCGTCCGGCATTGTCGCGGGTGGCGTTGGCTGCGGCTTTGAGCCGCCGAATAGTCCGGCCATTGATTACTCCATGAAAAAAGCGGCCCGGAGGCCGCTTCTGTTGATTGTATCCGCAGGGGCGAGGCCGCCTATGGAACTTCGAGAATCCTTTGAATCTCCTCGGCGACGGCGCGTTCTTTCGCCAAACGCCAGTCCGCAACCTTGTCAAAGCTATTAACGTCGTTAGCCGTCGCCTCGAATGCTTTGACTATTCTCCGCGCGTGCATCCAAGCATCGGCGTTCGGGACTACCGGCGGCGGAGAACTTTGCCGCCAACTTTCGAGAATTTCCGTTCGCAACTCTCGCGCCGTCCCTCGGAACTGGCGTGCGATTTCTTCCAGCGTGTCAGCAACGCTGTCCTCAAAAGCCCCGTCCCCGTATGGTTCGAGAACCGTCTCGTCGTCGTCGAGAATCTTCCCGAAAACATCCTGCCATTCAATAGGGACGAATTCGAGTTCACCCGCCGCACGAAACCAAATCTCCAACCCAACGCACTTATTATGCTTGGTGTGGCCCTTCTGCTCCTTGCGGAGTTGAACTTTCAAGTTGCGCTTCACCATCTCAATGATGGTTGCGCCAAATTGAAGCGTTTCTCGTGGCAACTGTTGTTCGTTTTCGTCAACGAACGTATCGAGTCCATGCATCTCGATCTTGTTATCATACCATTCTTTGGATGCCATATTAGCCGCTCCCGCTGGACACTCAACTCTAGCAGAAAATCCGTTGCGCCTCTAGCCTTTCCGCTTCTTTATGCCCGCGTAACCAACGTTCACTTGCGGCAACCGCCCCGGCCCGCTCACGCCAAGCCTGTCCTTCAACGCCCGCTTCACCGCAGCCGTGCCTTCGCTCAGAGCCATAACCGCCGCGTCGCCCTTGCCCGGCGAACGTCCAAGCCGCTCCCGAAGATCGTCTTTCGCTTCAAGCTTGATGCCGCGCGCCGTAACCTCGAACGTCGGCGCAGCCAGATCGGCCCGCAATTCAGGATCGGGCGGCAGACAGATCGCCGAACCGCCCTGCTGATCGGGATCGAGTTCCTCGCGGAACCGCCACCAAGCTTCCGCCCGCTTGTTGACGAACTTGAGCTTGCCGTCCTTCGTTGTCCCCTTCGACGCATTCGCGCCGTTGAAGCCGACATGCGCGACGCCATTGTCCTTGAGGCGCATTGTCGTCTGGCCGCCGTAGCCGCCGCCGACATCCACAATCACCGGGGCCGCGTCCCTGCGGTGCGAGATGATTGTCCCCGCCGAACGTGAGCCGTCCGCCGTCTCCTCGCCCTTGGCCGTCACGAAGGGCGCATACCAGCCGCCATGTCGCCAGCAGAGTTCAGCCGCGTCTTTTCCGCCTCCTGCGGGATCGTAGGCCATCGCCGTCATGGCGAAGTCCTTGAAGCCGTCCGGTTTCCAGCGCTCCTGCGCAGCGATGATCCAGGCAGTCGGAATCACCTGAAAGTCGGCGTCGGAACGAACCGCCATGAAGTTGCCATCGCGCACCGCTGAACGAAGCGGCTCCGGCAATCCGTCGAGTTGGGCCTGATAGTTCGTCTTGGCGAGATAGGGGTTATCAGACAGTTTCGCCGGGATGAATGAACGCGACGTTGGCAGCGAAGGTTTCTCAGCGCCGGGCAACTGTATCGGCCTGCCGTCCTCAACCTCCAAGTCCGTCCCGTCAGGCGCGGTGACGAACCAGCGTAATTCGCCAGGCTTCGCCGGCTTGTGATGCGTCACGTCCAGCCAAGGCCGGAACATGCCGATGATCCAGTCTCCGTCCGCATTGACGGGCGGGTTAGTCGCCAGCAGCGCCCGCGCCCGCTGCTTCGTGTCCGTCGTCCGAATCCAGCCGAGATGAAAGCGAACCATCAATTCGAGGAATTGCGTCGCCTCGTCGAACACCTTCAAATCGAACGGCTGGCCCTGCCAGTCTTGCTCGTCACCGAGATGCTGACAGCCGGCGAATTGAATGAAGCGGTTGTCGGCTGTTCGCAGGAGCGGCGGAGCCGAACCATTGAAGCCGTCGCGCGTTCCGTTAATCTCGATGGCGCGTTCCGTCAGAGCGCCAAGGTTGG